GAACTTGCTGCGGTTTGATTTTCTGTTATATAGAATTCTCCAGAATCAGCAACCACATTAATTGACATAATCCATTCTTTTTCGAAAGAGTAGTAACTACAGGAAGCGGAAGTAGCACCAGTAAAATGTACCTGTGTGAAGGCTGAAGAGTTACCACCATATGTCTGAGACCCACCACTTGATGCTCCTGAAAACATAAACCCTGGTAATGCAACATTATTAGTTGTTAAAGCAGAACTACTTAAAACTATAAATCCTTTATCTAGATAACAAATACCTACTGGTTTATCGTTAGTTTGTGCGTAAGCTTTTGGTGTGTTACTACTAGATATGGTATTACCAAACCTAAAGTTATCCGTACCCCCACCTACGTAACCGTTAGGTGTTAAACCTTCTTGCCATCCGTTTGCCCAACTAGTAATTGTGGAATTAGAAGCCGATAAGGTTGGGCCCCCCATTTCATCACAAAATAGAAAAGCTATATTAGACGATGGTATTCCAGGTCTACCAACCAAACTTCCGGATATTATTGGATTTCCAAAATATTCTGCTTGACTGGAGTTGTCTGAAGATGTGGGAATTGGTTCGTAATAAGAACTATACATGTCATATGTACCACCACTGTTGTTTGGGATTACTAATTTTATAGTTCTACCGTCTATTAGTTCCCCATAGGTGTTATTAGGTATATCTACAACTATAATATCAGCAACATTTAACCCACTCATACCGGTATTTACCCAACTAGAAGTATAATTAGTTGTCTGTGCGGAATTAGTTGGTAGGTTAAATGAAGTGTATAGATTAGAGAATGCTCTACCATTAGTTGCACTTCTTTGTACCGAGGTAAATGTTAAATTTGTACCACTTATTGTATTCCATCCGGTGCCTGCACTGAAAGGAACTAGAACAGCTTCTATAGTTTTTTGATTTGTTTGTATTTTCTTTAATTTTCCCATTTTAATACCATTGTTTATAATTATTTGAGTTAGGACGTACGTCTAAACTTAAGGACGCTCTACCAACAAAGTAAAGTTTTACCATATGAAAAGGGCTAGCGTCAGTTGTAGCGTTATCATTTTGTTGGGTCCCTGGAAAAACTTTTGTAGCTGTGAGTTGCGTATTTCCTGGATAATCTGTAAACATAATCTTTCCTTTGTCTGGTGGACTCACCACAGATATATATTTAGATGCTTTGTATTGTGCTCCATATTCACCAGGTGTACCAAAAAACTCTAGACCACTTTTTGCTTTTACAAAATCCACAAATCTATTTCTTCCACCAGGTACATTTTGTGTATCAAAATAAAGTAATGGAACTCTTTGTGCATTCTTACTATTCTCAGTAAAATTACTGTGTTTTCTATACCAATTTAATGCATTTATATTCATAATTTTTTATATTTGTTGACCACTTATTAATTTTCTAAATAGAGCTTTTCCACCACTAGTTTGCCACGCATATGTGGATGCACTAACAAACCCATACCCTCTTGGGTCTTGTGAGTACGAACTTTGGTCGGCTCCTGCTTCACCATAAAATCTAATTGTCGAGTTATCAAAAACCCTATAATAGTTTTGGGACATTAGGTTATTATAGGATATGGATTGTTTTACAGCATCTTTATTAAATTTAAACCTTACTGTTACTTTACATGGGGTTGCGTTAGGTGAATCTAACGAATGTACATTCCAAGTAATAGGTATTGATATGTTATAAGAACTTATACCTGTACCACTTAACCCTCCTTTGAATCCACCAGTGTATGTATCTGTTTTCCAAAAGCTATTTAGTTGTCCTGCGACATTAAGAAAAATATCATCACTCATTTTCATCATTCTAGTACCTAAAGTATAATATGGTTCTTGTTGTGCAACAACTTTATTAGCTTCTATTCTGTTACCATTATCACGTGATGGATAAATATTAAAATAAGGTGCTCCTGATTTATATCCTTGTTGGGATTGTACCCAATTAGATGTATATTCTAGTCCACCCACTAAAAGACCATATGTGTCTGATGGGTGTGTTGTTGTGGTTATATTTATCCCCTTTGCTTCTTGGTTATTAATATTAACATACTCTCCTTGATTCTTTGTTAATCTTTTAAGTTTTATTGGGTAGTATGTCGGACTTAACTCACTTGTTGCTACATTTAGTACTAGTCTTGCGGATGTAATAGTTGTGTTTATGTTGGAGTATCCATTTGCCCCTAGTTGTGCGGTGTCGGTAGTTAAACTACTTTCCATATCTACAGATGTTACGAACCCAACAAACACATTTTTAATATTATCGACTTGTGTGGACCATCCATCCATCATACTAGTCATATTAAAGATTGGGTAGGATTCCCCATTTTGATTCCATACATTTATCCCTCCACTATTTAAATAACCAACATCAAACGCGGCAAATCCTATCCCAGCATTCCCAGCTCCCTTAACATATCTAGTATTCGTTGCGTTAATTCCTGGTGAAAATACCATTGAGAACGGAGAAGCTATTTTTGTACCTTTTAGGTTGGTTTGCGAGAAGTCTATCCCGGTGTGTTCTCCTCTACCCATAAATGCTCCACCAGCTAAAGCCAACGCATTATAGTACGAATCGTCTTTTTGTGGAACTAATTTAACATTTTCACTTTTTAATGTTGTTCCATTATATACTTTAACACTATCCCAAAAATCTAAATACTGACCTATCCCGTGTTCACTTAAATCATTTAATAAAGTTAAATATTCATTATTACTTTTTACGTTTAAAACGTCATTATAATAATTAGTTACTGAGTCACTTATTCCTGTAGGGTCACTTGAGAGTATGTCTTTGTGGTCATCCACATATCTTAGACTTAACAGTTTATTTAGTACAAAATAGTCATGTAGGTAAACATCTATCTCTACATTATCTCTATAGTGTTTTACTAAGTTATCACTCCCTCTAAATCCTATAGCGACATAGGTTTTTGGGCTCGCAATAATTTTATTGTTTTGTGGTGTACTCCAAACAAAGTTATTTAACTTGTATCCGTTATTTACGGCTTGTCTAAAGTTTGTTAGATTACCCGTTACATTTGGTAGGTAACCTAATTGTGCCGAATCATTACTGGTATTTGTACTATCTGCATGTATTTGTGTATTCCTATAATCTATATCCCCATCAGAAATACCAAATTTATCAAATAAATCCATAACCTGAGTTCCAGAGTTTAGCATTTTATTACGCCCCTCATCAGTTAGAGTTAACCTCAATGTTATAGTGGTTGCACTATCTATATATCCCATATTATTATCCTATTATTATATAATTATCTTGTTATTTGATTTCTGTTATATTTTAAACACATTTTAAACAGTCCCCGTTACAAGGTGATTTATTTCCTAAATGTTCACAAAGCAAACAAAAAACTTCTTTATCTGAACAAAAATTATTTATGTCTACATTATTAAATTTCATACATTCCATAAAACTAGTTAAATCTAATATATCTACCTTACCATCACCATTAAAATCTCCCATTAACTCCTCACCCTCATAATTGTTTGCTCCTACAAAATTTAACATGGTTTTTAAATCCGTAATATCTATCTGACCATCAGTATTGAAGTCTGCACATGTTATACAATATGATGGGTAATAGTTAGTTACATTTTTACCTAGTGTCCAACAACTACTCTCCATTCCACTTTCGGGGTTATCTATTTCCCCGTATTTCGGTTGTGGTGTGTACGTATGCCATAAAGTAGAGTTTACTGGATTTACTCCATAACATGTTTCATGTAATCTAACCGCCCCATTTTTTACATCACATCGTGGACCTACCATTACCGAAGTTGTAGTTCCATATGTTGTTGATAGTGTTGTCGGTTCTCCACCTCTTAAATCCGGTAAATCATAAAAACAAGAACCTGTAAGTGCACTTAATGTTAGTTGATTAACACAATTACCGTCACCTACAAATCTTCTATAGTCTATATCAGAATCCGACAACCCAAATTTATCTAACGCACTAAAAAACCCACCAGTACTTAACACACTTTTGCCATAATCTGACAAATACATTCTAAATGTATTGCCCGATAAAGTATTATTATGTATATTTAAATAACCCATTAAAAATCAATAGCTATTACAAATTGTTGGGTCCCAGTACGTTGGACTGGATTTTGAAATTTTGCTATAGCCATTAAGTCTGGGAATCCATTTTCATTATCAAATAACCCAACCTCAGTTAGTAGGGGCGTGGTTATAGTGTTGTTATTATTATTATAGTTTGTCCATGTTGGGTTAGTTGATGTTACAAATTCATTAGTACCTAACTGTACCACATGTTTCATCTCATAGATAGTTGCCATTATATCTGTTTCTATTGTCCCATATAAAAAGTATTCGTCACCAAATTGTAATTTTTCACTATCGATACCTGTTTGTGGTATAGTAATAAAAGTATTTAGTGTATAAGCTGTAAGTGCTGAATAGCAACATAAACAACTAGCGTCAAAATCGTTACCTGTTAAATTAAAAGTCTTATTGATTAGGTTAGGTGCTTGTATTTTACCACCAACAACATGATTTGGTATTTCATTGGTTACGGTTTTATATTTCCAAGCGGTTGGTTGGAGGACTCCTCCGTTTGGCACCACCTGTGTAAGTAGGTGTAGTCCATCCGCTTCAAATCCAGTACCTCCAGCTGTAAAGTCTCTTAAATATGGAAATTCCGGACCAAAAGTTACCGATAAGTCAAATGAATCTTCACCTGGAGATAATGTTTCATGAACATAGTAGTTACAATGTAACCCGGTTGTCATCCCCGTACCGTTTGTAAAGAAATAAGTAACATATAATGTATCACCCACAGCTTGTAGAACACCACTGGTACATCCTGTACTGTCACAGGTACCAGCAGGTAATTTATTTGTTTTAGGTGCTGGTAGTGTCCAACTTCTATTAGATTTGTATGACATTGCTGTTAATAATTCTTCATCATCAATAACCAACATTTTGTAATCTGGAAATACTTTACCCACTCTGTTTGGTGTGGTTCCACTTCCTGCGTTATCATCCCATAGTGTGTAATACCTAAGACCATCATCATTCATATTAATATTCAAGTTAGATTGCATAATATTAGGTTGTGTTGGGAAAACATTATACCCCGGTGGGTCCACATAAAACGTTTGTCCCAATTCAGTTTCATTACCAGCTCCAGTACCGGTACCTGAACCATTAGAACTCTTTTTATGCCACATTAACCACGGTAGATGTAATTTAAAGTTTTTAGCTTCACCTATAGTGGTTAGTGGGTTATATCCTTGTTGTTTTAATGCAAATTTTTCTCCGTAAAAATCAGTTGTAGTGTTATTAGTGTAGTGAATGAATCCTGCACATTTTTGTTGGGATGGTAGTACTGTTCTAACATTATCGAAGGAGTCATAGTACCAAGTACCCCAACTAACCCCGTGATATGTGTCAGTTTTAACATCACCAAAGAAAGTTTGTCCGTTATCACTTTCTAACCCAAAATATTCTTTTGACCCACAATAACCACTAGACCCGTAATATTGAGCGCTTTCATATGTAGGTGTGGTCACCCCAGCTACTGTATGTGTCCAATTAATATTCATATTCCATATTTTTACATCCGTAGCGGAAGCACTTGAACAATTGTTAAACGATAGTGTGTCGTCACACCAATCAGAAGTAGTGGCTGCTGTATTGTAAATACTAGAAGTGGTTAATGGGTTTGCTGAAAAAGAAGGGTATACTTTAACATACATACAAGTACCAGTAAAAGCAGAATATGTAGTTGTATCCGAAGAATAATTAGGTAGAACCCTATCAACAGTTAAAGTTAAAGAAACATTTGTTTGTGCACTATTACTATTACCACCAAGTACTTGATAAAACAGTGTTTGGGATGCGGCAGTATAATTTAATTCTGAACAATTAGTTCCACTATAACCATAAGTAATAGAAAGTAGGTCACCCACCACTGGTGTATAATTTTGTGTACTACAGGTTGCACTTACTATAGCTAAGGTGGTAGTTCCAGTTAAAGCTGAAAAACAGGTTGTCCAATTAGACGATAATGTATAACTACTACCAGTATTTGCTGAAAAAGATGTGTATGCCCCAACTAAAGCTTCCGCTGGAGTTTGTGTGGGAACCTCAAAAAATCCTCTTGCCGTAGCGGTATTAAATACTTCTTCGTATGTATGTTGGGCTATGGTTGGTCCAAAGGTGTCTCCAGTAGCGATACCACCATTTAATGGGTATTTAACATGACCTTTATTTTTTTCTGGTAATGGTGTTAAATTTTGTGCGTTATGTTCAGCTTGTAATATATTAATACCACTACTTAATTGTGTTGGTAGAGTGCTATAACAATCATAGCACATTTCACTATCTCCTAGTTGGAATAGACTTATGTTTAGTTTTCCTTCGGATAGTTTTTTTCTACCAGCGTCTGTTAATCGAGCGACAATAGCTCCTTGTGTACTGTTTTTAATTATATAACTCATATTTTTCTTTATTTATAAATACATTTTATCTCACTTTAAGAAGTAACCAAACCAATACCATTTATATTTTTGTTATTGGATGGTGAAAAGAACACATCATTAGTTATTTCAAACCCGACAAGGTCTGTTGATGACTCTGTGATTGTGTTTTCTCCATTCATAAGTGGGTAGTATCTTCTTATCAATACTTTATAGGAATAGTTTCCTGGTGCGGGTGGGTTTAACTGAAAGCTGTTTAATAATGTTCCAGTAACCTCCATATCATTTATTTGTTGTAATTGTTCTATATTATTCCCTTCACTGTCAAACATCTGTATAATAACTTCATCTTTTAGGTTATTTCCTTTGTAGTATGACACAGGCACTACTGGGTTTTTAGTTGTGGAAAATTGTATTACTTGATAGATGGTCCTATAAAAAAGACTTATTGTATCACCGGATTGATAGTTAGAGGTACCTAATCGTAGTTGTATTTTTGTATCTCCAGCTTTTCTATAATCTGTGTCATTTACTTGGGTTATTCCATTTATAGCAACTACGACAGCCCCCACAGATTGTTTATCTAAATTAATATAATAGTACCCATTTTCTGAATATATTGTTTCAGCACTAGATGCAGAAACTGAGTTAGGAATTATTAGATTCTGAGTATACGACCCTCCAGCAGCATCATACACAAATTGTAGTGTATCCCCATTTCTTACTGTCTCAGGAAAAAATACACAAGCTCTAGACGTTGTTAAATATCTATAATCACCTGTAGGTCCAGTAGATGTGGAAGCACTAACTCCTGGTGTCAAAATAACACCATTTGCTGTTACTAGTGGCCTAGAAGCACTATTTGTTTGTAGTGTATATATAAAAGTATAAGCACTGTAAGTACTAGCAGTTATGTCTGGCATATCTGATATGGTAATTCTTTCAGTTTTTAGTGATGGGGAATATGTTGGTGTTGCGAATGTTCCGTCATCAAATTTTAAATTTGGTACCGGTGGGTTGGATAATAGTACCATATAAAAATCTTTGTTATTATTTACTTGACTATTAGGTGGGTATTGAGCTGTATCAATCCAAACATCCGAATTTTTATCTTTAAATAAATAACTTAATCGTACTATATATTGCCACGATATATCAATATCAAAACCATTAAAAGGTAAATAAGTTTGTGCACTAAAAACAAGGCTTTTAATTCCTGGGTCTACATAGGATGGTAACGTATCAAAAAGTGCTTCATAAACAGGTACGGTAGCCACTTCATCAGTTTCTTGTAAATAAGGATATATCCTAAATTTTGGATACATGTTTCCAAATGCTATATCTGAGTTATCCCCGCCAAAATAAAAATCCACATTTTTACCAAACCCACATGGGTCACCATCACAAATACTAAAACAGCCACCATCCACACATAACCTTCTATCATAATCCGCTGTATTATAAATTTGTAATCTAGGTTGCCCACCTTTAGTTTGTGTTAGTTTATCTTTTGGTGAACTTAGTCCAGCTATAGTAACTGATGGTTCAGGCATAGTTTGTAAACTAACTTTAACCCTAGGTGATACTTGTGGCACTCCTGGTTCACTACTAACATATTGTGTTGTTGGTTTATTTTTTATAATGTTGATTGTGGTTCCAGTAGTTGCAGTAATTTCTATAGTCTTACTAGGTCCGTCTTCTTGACCACACCTAGGCGTGGTTATAACGGACTCAACTGGGTCACCACTAAATTGCATATGATACCATCCTGATTCTGGTACCGACGTTTCTTCAAACCCTATATTTTTAGACCCTAAATATTTACATAAACTATATTCATCCGCCCAAATTGGGGCACTCGCTGTATTTCCGGACCATGTAGTTTTATCTAGTAAGTTAAACTCTATATCGTAAGCTGGGTTATACGGGTTAGAGTCTGTCAATCCTTTTGTTTTACCCGCAGTAACACTTGTTCCCATAGTATCAGTTATTTGTATATTGAACTGTTCACCTACAGTACCGGAACGAATTACTTTAACTCTTATAGCCCCAACATTATTCCATTGGGTCTGCCCACTAAATGGGGACTTTGTACCACTATTCTTAATTACTGTGGTGTACCCATAATTAGGGTTAGAGATACTACTACAACCGTTATTGGTTATCCCACTTAACCCATCATCCCAACAATCCATAAACTCACTTATAGGTGTTTTATTAAATCCGTAAGCACTCTGATTTTTGTTATTGTTTACAAATATACTACCACTTGGGGCGAACTGGATTGATAGTGTGTGGGTCACACCTGTTGGTCCGTATTTACCATATGTATCTCTAAAAGATGCTAAAATTAAAGACATGCTTGAGGTGTCATTAGATAAAGATGAAAGAGATGTTTGCCAAGTATAGTTGTTGTAAGAACATAAACTAACCATACCTATTGCTTGGGTTCCGTTTGCTCCTGTACCACAGAAAAACTTATCTTGGGACCCGGTTAGTATTGAGTTGGCCGCAATTACAACATTACTTTCATTTATTGTAATATCCGTACTTAGTACATTAGTTGTCGTTACCCCATATGTAGCACCAGTTAGTGTTGATGTGGCTATAGGACTACCTTCATGACCATAATCTTCTCTGGGGTCATAGGTAACCCAAGCTATATTAGAATCTCTGGTTGGGTAATTTATTACCATTTTATTAATTACTGTATTATAATAAAAACATCCTATGTTTACGTTAAGAGCTGGATTTATACTGTCAGGACCTAGATTGGTTCCTTCGGTCATAGTCATTGCTGTTGCACCTAAGTACCAAGTATTACTAGAGTTGGTTTTCCTAGTGTCGGTCGCTCCAGTATAAAACCAACAATAGGGGTCGTCAACATAAATTTCTCCGTTACCCCCTAAACCACTTTCAAAATATCTAGTACCACCACCATATGGTGCAGGTCCCCAACCAGCTTGAAAAAATATAGTGCTATTCGCATTTGGTATATATTTCTTCCACTTATTAAATAGACTTGTTGCGTTTATTGTCCACCCTCTATAAACACCACCATCATTATAATCGTAAGAAGTACACCCAGTATTATCAGGTGAAGTGGTGGTATTTAATGGTGAATCTTCAACAACACTTAAAGAATACATACCATTTTTTATATCTGTAAAAGTATGTTGTGTATCCGCACTAGTACCGTAATGAGTATCAATTAATGCACCGTCTTTACGTAATTCATATTTATAACTTAAGGTTTTAGTTTCAGAAGAAACAACAGTTATTTCTCCTAGTTTGTTTGGGTCTAGGATACAACTACTGTCAGTTAGTGAAGCTGAAATTTGCGGTACTGTAAAAGCACTTAAAGAAATAAGTGTACTACCTGTACCACCATTAACATCCGTTATTGATGCCAAGTAGTCACCACTACACAAATTTATAATGTCCCAAGTAGTAGCACTAAAACCAGTGTCTGCTGACCAATTAACAATATATGGGGCTGTACCACCAGAAACTTGTGTATTTAAGATGGCACCACTACAAGTACCACTTAACGTACTCGTTAATATAAACCCACTCATATGTATACTACCTTGATATACTGCCATTTATTTTAATTCTATTTTTCCACATGTTATGTCATCAGGGATACATCTACCGAATTCCTGACACCAATAAAAACCTTTCTTACATATACCCCCTTTTTCTTCCTCAGCAGGTTTAATTGACCCATCTTTTTCTATTGTTTTTTCTTCATCATACCCTTTTATTACCATATCCTCCACCTCTTCTGGTTTTTTTGGTTCTACAGGTTTTCCTTCGTCTACTATCACCTTTGTACACCTTTTTTCACATTCTTCTATTGTCTTATATTCCCCCCTATCAGATAGTCTACATATACCCTCAATACAAGAATATAACATATTTACTGGTGGTGGTGGTGGCGGTGGTCCTACTGGTGGTACTATTGGTGTTTCGCAACATTCTATCGAATATGTTTCTGGAATTCTACCAATAACTGAACCGTCACCACACGGACACCCCTCAAATGTTGTTTGAGTTGAAGTAAATCCTGCTCCTCCACCCATACTAGCTCCTCCACCTCTTGGTCCTCCACCTCCTCTTGGCCCTCTTGGTCCTCCTCTACCTTCTCCATCTACACCTCTACCTTCACCTTCAGGTGGGCTTGGTGGTGGACTTGGTGGTCTTGTCCCACTATCATTTCCTTTGTCTATAGGTTCTGGCACATTTCCTTTAGTTTTAGTTATAATACCAGTATCTACTTGTGGTAAATAGGCATTTTGACCTTTACAATCGCCTAACACTACTGGTGTACAATTAGTGTGTAAACTTTTACAATAATTATTTGCCTTTTCTATACATCCTTGACAATTACTAACCTCTAAATCAGTTAATTCGTTAGTTATCCCATATATGGGGTCTAGTTTTAATTGTTCCGCTAATAGTTGTCCACACTTACAATAGTACTGACATTTATCAGTTTGTGTAGCAACTTTGGCTGGTTTACTTCTATTAGTTACACCACCCAAAATTGTAACTTCTTTACCACCTATACTTATTTTTGACCCATCGTTAGTTAATTTCCATTTATCTGGGGTTGTTTTATGTAAAATATCATAGGCAGAAAGTACTTGGGTTGTTGAACAAGGCATGTGAAAATCGCAGTCTGTCGTAACAATTATATAATTACTAACCTCACCACCAAAATAATTTTTAAATACATTTTTAATAACGTACGATTGAGCTAATTGTGGAAATTTATATATACACGTAGCTCTATCATCATTATTATACGTTGGTAAGTAAAAGCAGAATACACCATCTTTTTTCATTGTGGTCATTTTACCATTACTTTGTGGTGCTAATGTATAATCTTTTATGGTATTAGACTCTATTAATCTTTGCCATTTATTAGTTATTTTATTACTTTTAATATTCCATATTAACTTTTGGTCTTTCCCATCAGAGTCTATAAACATCTGGTTTTTAAATGTAGTATCATCTATGGTCGGTGGTTGTATATTCCCACATCTCTTGTCAGACAAATATAATGAACCGTTTAATGTAACTACGCCCCCTATATCACTATTTGTCATCTTAAATGGTTTTGATGTCTTTGTTTGGTCAAAAAATAAATTTTTCTCGACAACCTCGTCCGCTAATTTAATCCCTCTAAACCAAGGTGATTCTACTGGGCTTCCACTGAAGTTTAATTTACTCCCAAGATTTGCATCTATGTTTGTTTCACCCACTAAAGAGTAGTGTCCTCCCTTTGAGGTTGTCGACCAACTTCCCTCATATAGTAGTTGGATTGTATCTCCACTCGCTAGGTTTATAAATCCAGTGTCCACTGTAACCGGGATAGATTTGTGGAAAATAGTTGATGAGGATACACCACTTAAAATACATGAGTTAGCCCCACTAGTAGTCACATCATTAGGGCTTACTTCTAATGTTAAGTAATCATCCGCAGAACCATCACCCTCACACCTTAAAACCTCAAAACTTTTCAAAATTGTTTTTGTTGCTCCAGTACCTGAAGTTTTTACTATTTTTGTAATGAATGAAAAATCTAATACACCAGTATTGTCTGGAACATCGTATTCATCACCAATTTTATATCTTACACCTGGATTGTACTTAAATCCAGTATCTTGTAATACTGTGGTAGTTTCTCCATCACCGGCTTTTATTATCGAAGTATTTATTAACCTTTTAATTTCGTAATCGTTAGTTGGGTAATTGGTAGTAAACGCTGATGGGAATGCATTTGTAATATATTGACACCATTTGGTGTCTGTATATTTGATATCTAGATAGGCTTTATACGTAAATCTGTATACTCCGGAACTCCTAGCGGAAAACGTCATATAGTTATCTGGGTCTGTATTATCTAACCCAACACTACCACCATTTTCACTATAAACCTCGGAAAAAGCGTAAGGGGCATAATTTTCTGTTAAGTCACCTATTAATGTTAAATTCTGAGCCCTAACTATATTACTAATAGGTATTATAGTTTCAGCTGAAAATGAAGAGGCACTTATATGTAAATCATAAGTCTTATTTGGTTCGTTTTCACTAGTAGAAGTGGCAGAAAAAGCAGAATATTGTGGTACGGTATTATTAAATGTGGTGAAACAAAAATCAGTACTACTATTTTTAGCGATAGGTGCGTACTGATATAATGGAGTTAATAATATCTGTTCTGTACTTTTTTTATCCTTTCCTGTTATAAACCCTATTTTAGGGTCAGAGTGAAAGTATCCACTATAATAACCCCCTCCAGGCAACACATAAGATTTGTCGTTAGTATATAAAGAATTTTGTGTACCTTCATATTTTGACCCTAGTTTTGACCTCTTTTTAGGGCATATTGTTATTGTATTTATATATAAATTTGTGTCGTAGGTAAATCTAACATCATTATATTGGTCTATTGTTGTTCTTTCTATCCATTGGGAGATTTTGGTGTATGTTCTTTTTACCGGTTCTTTTATGCCGTTAGGGTTCATTACTAGGTATCCCTCAACATTTCCTATTTGTTGTTTCTTTAAACTATCTGTAAAGGCTAATAATTGTTCTCTACTTGAGAATCTCAGTGTTAAACATTTGTTGGCAGAAGAAAAGAGGTCGTTATCTCTAATTTCATTCACCCAATTTAGTGGGTATACCTTTTTACCATTTTTCTTTACTCCTCTAGATGGTGTAATATTACCATCATTATCCACCTCTCTAGAAACATTATAAGGTATTTCTATAATATTATTAGCACTTAAATTAAATGAAGATAAATTAACATTATTATAATTCTTGTTCTGTACCGCATAAACCTCACTACTTATTAATTGTAGACTTTCAGTTTCCACATTTTGTTTTAATAACTGATTTTTATAATCATACAATACTTCTTGAGACGCTAAATCAGATTTAGTTAAACTTATATATACATTATTTAATTTAATGTTTTGTGGTTTATTAATAATTGGACATACTGGTTTAATAGTTATAACATCACCCTCTATAATACGTGTTTCATCTATACCAATCTTAAATCCTAGTGATTTGGTGTACTGTCCTCCAGTTTCCATATACATATCCATATCAAAAGATATGTTACTATTCTTATTTTTATTTATTCGAACTTTTGGTAGTATCATTTGTATCGCATGATTTTTACCGTTTATAGTTTTACCAAAATGTCTGATGGCTCCTTGCCCCTCGTTTATACTTCTACCCACACTAGCGTTAAAGTAATTTTTATGAGATAAAAAAGCTCCAAAGCTTCTATCTTTAATTTCTTCAAAACCAAACACACCATTACTATTTTTAAAGACCTCCAAAATGATATCAGTACTACCAATACTTAAATTCTGAAAATGATTTTCTAGGGTTAGACTACTAGAATCAAACATTAAAAATAATCTGGTGTTATTATTATCATCAACTTGTAATACTGCGTCCACCGCTTTAGTATTATTGTAAGTTATGGTATAACATCTACTTTTATTACAATTTTTATTAACACTATAGTATTGTAAATTACCAGACACAAAGAATTCAAAAACTAGTTTGTCTGATAATTCTCTAAAATCTATTTTAGTTCTATATATTTTATTCTCCATAATTAATATGCTGACGTACTACCCACATTTATTCTTCCACCACTATTAGGTGTTTGAGTTCTATTTCCACCATTAGGGGTTTGGGTTGGGGATATTCCTCGTGTAGGAACATCTGTGGGTCCTGAATTATTACTATTACCTAAGGTATATGTATTTACCCACTCAACACCAGATGCGCCCAATTCTCTAAAACCATCAACACATACAAAATTATCAGTTCCACCTTGTTTTGTAAATATCTGTTGTGATGTATACTTTTTTTTATTAGTGTGAAATTCATTCGCTAAAAGATTTGTGACGTAACTAACTATTTCACTACCAAATAACTCTCCTTGATTATCAATAGTGTAGCTATTGGAGTAGGAGGATGTGGGGTTTACTGTTACCCCACTAATAATATTATTATAATATTCTGTACCAACTAAAGGATTGGCGGGGGGTGGGAACGATATAGGCATAGTTGAAAATTGTGGGTTATTTGTTCCTGTGTACCCACTTAATGCTATATTTAATGCTCCTGTTGTCGCACTTTGACTTACAGTCCCTGATAAACTAAAACATCTATATACAAATTTATCTCTATGAAATACTGAATTTTGTACTTTTACACCACTTGTCCATAAAGTAGTCGCGGGGACCATTTGTTCTATAATTTTAATCCAGTAATCACCCATTGCTTGAGCATACTCTATCATTTTATTATACGTATATTGATTATTACCACCACAATTTTTAGTTAAGTAATCAATATACATTTGTTGTAGGGTTGGGTATCCACCAGTTCTTCCATCATTTATAGTCATCCTATTCTTGGTGTCGATAAAAAGTCTCCAAAAATACCTATTAAATGTCTTAAAATCATATTTTTTAGCGTCTATTTGTGGGTTTGTTGAATCCCAGATACCACCAAAATTAGGGTATGGTGGTGGTAACGAACCACCACTAAACATACAATTACTTTTTACTGATTGTTGCCAAACATCATAAACTAACGCCTGACCCACATTTAAACTTAAATCAACATTTTTTACATTTATAACCAATCTTTCATCTGTGGTTTGGTAGTAGGCATCTCTATTTTTAAATGTAAAGTCTCTAGTTTGTAGTCCTGGGTCTTGGTGCACCCACGATTTCTTATCGTCTATAACCCTATTTAAACCAAATCCGAAAGGCATATGTGGAAATCTCCAAAATCTATCTAAATAAGGTGATTTTACATCGTTAGAGTATTTTCCAGCGGTCCAAAATCCCCCCCACGTAAAATCTACAAACTTTTGTACTATGGTTGGGTTACACCCACTTATGGTTGAGTTGTCATTATCTATAACCAGCTCTGATTGGTGGTCTTCCGTTCTTTCAAACCAACCGGCTCCTCTTTGGAAAAAATAGTTGTTTGTTACTCTAGGTTGTGTAGGGTACCCATCTTTAGTTACTGGGTAATCACCTTGCTCCCCATTTATATCATATAATTTAAATGGGTTTTGTGTTGTAGCTGTCGCTATATACCACCCAGGTAGTCCTTGGTTGACCAGGACTGGACTATATTTAATCTTACCACTTGTGTATGACCCACCGGATATTGTTGACCATATGTAGTCAAATTTATCCATATTAAATTTTGTGTCAGCTATAACCACATATTCATTAAATTCTATTAAAGCTTCTGGTGCCCCTAATAAGCCCAATAAAAATTCTATAGATTTTCTTGTACCTTTGGACTTAAATAAATAAGACGTATTCATTAGTATTCTTCTATATAATTCAACGTCTAATTCGGCTGGTGTTTTTCCTATGCTGGAACCAGAATATTGTGGTGTGGATACACCTAAAACACTATTCAAAAAAGTATCATTGTCTAGTGTGGATGGGGTTGCCCACCCTAAAGTTTGTGCAAAATTCTTAATTAATTTATTAGGTATATTATTAGTACCTTCATAGGTAACGTTAGTCATATAAGCAATACCGTCTACATAGGTTTTTATATCATCAAAACTTCTTCCATATATCTGAAGTGTTTTTTCTACTTTTTGTCCTGATGTGTCAAATTCTTTTAGTATCGGGGAAGTTAAAAATCTAGATACCAGGTTAGTTTTTTCCATGTCTAGTTCATCACCTATATTAGATAGTTCGGTTAAGTAGTCGGTATATTTAGTGGTTGTTACATCTATATTTATATCATCTTGTAACGGCCATGTCTTATCTACGTAATTATAAAAAGTTTTTCCGAAAGTATTTTCCCCAATAGTGGTAAATGTTGAAGTATATATAGGTCTTATGTCTCTATTCATTAAAAACCCTTCAACTCCTTTGAACAGTTTAAATTGTTCTTCCGATTTTTCTATATTTGGTTTTATATAAAATGGTGTAGTTGTTGTCGTCGCTGTCCCAAATGGTTTACCTTTAATGACTAATTCGATATATGTTGTTGATGTGTTTTGGGGTGTTAGTTCTATAATTTTATATTCTTTAGCGTTTACCGTCCCCGTAAAACTTATTGCGTAATTTTTAAATTCTTTTGTTAGATTTCTTAGTTTAGCTACGGTACCATCAGCGACATTCACTAACGTATTAGCGGTATAACCAAACATATCCAAATTATTAATAATTTGTTCTTTAGTAACATTGTCTTTTATTAGATTTCCGTTTGTGGTAAACTCTATGTCGAATGGGTTAGATAGGTAGTTAACATTTACTTTAAGTGTTGTTTCTTGTGTCTCACTATCATAAACAATATTAGTAGCTGTCGTATATCCTGATACATTATTTACATCTATACCATCTACAAAGATTGCTCCTGGAAAAAAATTAACAATACTTTGTGTAGCGACTGATAACCTTTTTTTAAGAGACCCATATAAAACAAGTTTTTTTATGTCATTAGTATCATTATTTATAAAAACTTCTAAATTACTATTAAGTAATAATTTAGCATTTTCAGTACTAGAAATATTTAAAGACTCTAGTGTTATTGGAGCGGAAAAAGATTCTAATGAGTCCGTCAGAGCAGAACTAGTAATACTTAAGTTTTGTTGTGAGGAAAAAGTACCCATAGTCATCTGGGATGTACCATCGGTAAATTGTAACCCTACTAAACTATCACTAAAAGTGTCTGTTCCTTTATTAGGTGCGGGAGGATATCTGAATCTATTACTAGCCATAATCCTTATTAAACTATTATTTGATTAAATGCTTTACTAAAATCAATATTATTTCCTCTATTTTGTCTCACTTCATATAATTGGTCGTTAAACTCATCTCTGACTTCATATAAATCATATTGCATATAGAGGTTATTTAATCCAGATAAGTCATATAGGGTGTATATACCATCATCAATTGACTTGGTTTGGTTACCATATAAAGCTATGGCTAGTGTATCAAAGTCATGGTCAACCATTTCTATATCTAGGACTGTTGGATTAAAGAATGTGTTAGTTATAATAACGTTTTGTCCTGGTGCACCAATAAAAGGTATTGCGTTTGGATTATTTGTTGGTGAACTAGTTGGCGTTAGAGTACAAAATATTAAATTGGTTTCGGAATTAGTATATGTATACCTAGGTGATTGTTGATTAGGTTGTGAACTAGTTGCTGGTTCTGCTTGACAAAAAAAGTTAGATGTGACTATCCTAAAGAAGTTGGCCCTCTTTTTGGTTACGTCGTCTATTTCCATATATTCTATTCTATACCCAACCAATCCTTGTGCCACAAATCTACCTCTAAATTGTGCTGGTATAGAATTTAAGTCAAAAACTAACCCTTTTACGTTGGGTAGTGATGATAGTATCCCACAGTCTACAATACTTGTTCTAATTTCTATAGGTCTTATATACACCGTATATATACCTTTGTTAGAGAATACACTAGATGGTAAATTTAGATTGTATAAACCACCTAATACTTCTGTACCACTTACACCACCTGTTGCTAGTCCGTGCGTTATAGGTGATAGTACAGCGGTAGAGGGAAGCTCATTAACTGAAAATGGTTGTGTAGCGTCCCTACTAGGTGTATAGTGATAGATTATCTGTATATCTTGTACTGATACATCTGCGGGTCTTTTTATTCCATATGCTCCTAATGCCATCTATATTTGTTTTTCTATTTTATAATACCCGTGTCCATGATACTCTAATTCTCCCATGTTAGGGGTTTGTCCTAATCTTTGTGGTCTTTCAAATACACTAATAACACCTCTTTCAATAAATATATTTGACCTTGTTTCTGGACGTGTACATACATTCATTAACACTTCTTCTTTTGTCAACGGTACTATACAACCAGTTACTTTTACAATATTAAATGCCATAAGTTATTTTATAATAAATATCGGACTCTTAATTTATATTATTCATTTTATTAACCTTCATTTAAATTTATTCTACTTGCTACGCACTTACACTGACTCCAACTCCATTGGTACCCCATTGCACACGATTCTGTTTGTATACAAGGAGCTTCTATTAACTCCATTGGCTCATGGTCATGGTCATGTGGGTCACTAGGCCCTCCAGTACAACAATGACCCCATTGTTGACAAAATAAATAACAATCGTGGTTAATGTTTAGTGCCGCACCACTTGCACAGTGAACACAACAATTACTAAGTGGCATAGACTTACATGGGTCATTTGGGTGACAGTTAACTTCTGTTTCATCTGGCTTACACTCACACGTTGGGTGGTTTTGAATAAGGTAAACTACGTTACCTGCACTATCCATACAGCATTTTTTACAAATATCTACCGGTCCCCCCGTACAATCTTGCCAGTTACCTGAACTATCGTAACCACAATTTTTCCATGCATATCCTTGGGAATTTATAATTAAGACGTCATTGATAATTTGGCATGGTATAACACTTGTCCTAGACTCTTTTATCCCCAAAGGACCCACTACTGGGTTACTGTCCAATACACAACAATGACAACACTGTTCATTTGCTGTGTTTGGTATACAGTCATTCTCAAAATAATTCCCATAGACCCCATTGTATGGTACGTAATTTATAGGTCCTGTTAAATCACTAGCTAAAGTAATGGCACATTCACCACACTCACCAACAGTAGGGTTACAAGGGTCACCATTATCATTAAACCCACAATCCATCCACATACCACCACCAATGTTTTGACCTATGCTTACTGATGGTTGATTCCCCAGTGCACATCTAGGTGGTGCACTCATTTTAGCTTGTAATGTAGCGTCTTGTGGGTCAGATGGGTCTACCCACTTAACACAACAGTAACAACACTCATCATCTGGGTCCACCACACAATTATTTAGTGGGTAATTAAGTGGTGATGTCCAATTCCCTAAAAATGTAATTGGTGCGGTTAAATATAAACCTAGTGTAAGAGCACAATCCTCACAACCGATAAGTGGTGGTGAACAAGCTGCTACACACATTGGGTAACTCGCGTATTGTCCTAATCCCGTTCCTGGGTCATAGCAAGTTCCCTGGTCACAATCCCATGACTGTACCATAACATTTGGACTACAACAATTTTGTCCATAGTGGTTTTGGCAATCACTAAGGTTAGCGTAACAACCATTACCTACTGTAAAACATGTTGGGTCTACTAAACATTCACATTCATCGTCACCCCAATCAAAACATCTATAATATGTCTGTGGGCCACAACACGTATTTGGGTCCGTTTGACAGTCTAATAGTGATAAGCTACCACTTAGTGCTGTTGCGTCAAAAACACAATTACAAATCAATTGTTGTTGTGGGCTTAATGTTTGTTCACACACCCAAAACCCTGAAGGGGGTAAAAAACAACATGTAGTTTGACTTGCTTGACATGAAGGTAGGTTTGGAAAACCAATAGTGGCCGCTGGGTCCCATACACAGTTACAATTACCATCACACACAAATGCTCCCGGTACTGGTGGTTCAGAACAACAGTTATTTGGGTAATCGTTTTCACAATCAAGTTTATTGTCATAAATCCCAGTTCCACTTGGTAGACATTCACATTCATCATCACCCCAATCAAAACATTCCCATTTTTGTAGTGGTTGGGTATAACAACAGAAATTAGGGTCGTTTTCACAACTAATAGCGTCAATAAATGAGTTCGGGGCAACAGCGGCTGCATTTTGTACACACGTACAATCGGATATACAACATGGTTCTGCAATAAATCTATCACAATTAATAAATGAAAGTAACCCACCAGCTTCAGCGTTACACCCATTAGGCATTGAAGCAGTTGCTCCTAAAGAATTCCCGATAATATGAGCTATAACACTATAATCACATTGATACCCTTGGTACACCCCATAGGCTCCTACATTTAGTCCTGTATTTAACTGAACTGCTGGAGCTCCCAATGCAACCGCAGTATCAACATAATCTTTAAGTGTGTAGAACATTTGGACTGACCCGGCTATAGCGTCTAATATTAAATTATGCATACCATTTCCTTTGACGTATTGATAGTCATTGTTTGGGGCTCTACAACATGTAGTTCCTTGTAACGCTGGAGGACATGCTAACGTCCATTTTGCCCATCTATAAGCACTAAAGTCCGCACTTATACCATATGACGCTATAATAGTTTCATAACTCCATATATCAGTAGGATAAAGGAAACTATTATTTGCCATTTCGTCGTTAATATCTTGTGAGTCCCAACCTAAATTTACTAGATTCGAAGATTCGTTTGAATCCAGTATTGGGGTATTCACACAATGGTCAGTGTAATTACTAGGTGTAAAACTTTGGACACATTCCCAAGGTACCGGAATATAACAACAAGTTGTAGTATCGTTTTCACACGCTGTTTGGTTTGGATACCCGGAAAGTGCTGCTGGGTCAAATATACAACTACAAACTGCTCCTACATCACATACATAATATCCTGTAGTAGCAGATTCACAACATGGGTGAGCACCAGGACCAAAGGAATCAATAACATCTTGACAATCTTGTTCTGTATTATACTGACCTCCATTTCCAATCACACTGTTACAATAACACGGTGATGTTGTGCAAATACATAAATTAGGGTCTGCGTAGTCGTACCCACTAACATTTAGACTATTGTTAGGTATACCGTATGTTGCGGCCCATGTAGAGTCATTTCCAGATTCATTATTTGCTTGACCACAATGTATCTGAAAAGCTGCCCAATTTTCTGGGTGTGTGTTGGATAGGCTTAGTCCTAGTATCCCCAACATTGTTGCTTGGTTCACAAAATCAGCGTAGGAAGTTGTGGATAGGCCTCCTCCAGGAATTGCTGCGTCCACTACTGGGTCAGCATTACAACTTTTTATCTTTAACCCAACACTCATCCATTGTCCACCATACGATGTATCACAAGCACTATTACCAGCAGTTTCAACTCTAATTCCACTATGTGGTGTTGACTGTAGTCCGTTTGATGCGATGGCTATGTACTGCATGTACTCACTAAAGTTTGGTATCAACCCCCCAGCCCACGGTAAAGTAGGGTCTGTAGCACCATCCAAATATACGACTCCGTTACAACTGTTTGTTTGTGTACCTTCTATACAATTCCAACTAATAACGTTAACTGGTCCGATACATCCAGTATCACATGGTATCCATATTAAATTTCCAGTACCACCACCATTTTCCCATACTGGTGTATTGGTTTGGTAGTCATTCCAATATGCTTCATACCAGTCGAATGGTGTTAAAGCTCCATGGGTAGGTTGTGTGTAACTATCAGTAACACACACGTAACAACATGTGGTACTACTATAGGAAGGTGGACCAAATGTTTGTGTAAATAACACTACGTCACCTAACTGGTATAGTGTGGTATTATCCCATATAGAACCTAGTGTAGATGGGGTAGGTGGTATTGACATAGTAGTATTGGATAAAATCCAATTGCTATTTATATTATCCCACGAATAGTAATTAACACTACCTATTTGTATACATTCATAACAGTTACAGCAATTGTCTGTTGGTGAATTTGTATATGGTCCGTTATTAACACTAAACGTACACCCTGTCATACTATCAAATACTGGGGTACAGGTGGTTGTTTGATTTAAAAACACACATACACACCCATTTATACAATCACCACATAAAAAATTACATTCTGCTTGACATAAGGCCATAGAAGGGTATGGTCCAGAAGCAAATGTTAAAGGTGGATTGGTGGCTAGGTACCCAGTACAACCGTCTAAATCATCACAATAATATTCTGTGGTAGCTGCTGAACAAGGATAATAACCAATTGTTGATGTTGTTGTTATCTGACAGTCTGAAGGGTTAAGTTGTGGGACGGCACCAGTACAACACAAAGTTTGCCCCCATTCCAACTCACAGAACCCACTACCAGGTGGTGAACATTGACAGCAAAATACACATTGGTCTTCACAATCTTGAAGACTAGCAAACCCAGTACCCCCGTTAGTATAACTAACTTGACCTATCCCCCACGCTTGTGCCTGTACACTTGGAGACGCACCATTAATGTAGGATGATGATACACAAGCCGAAACTCCTGGTGTCCCATACAACCCATTTATCGCACCATTTTGGTCACAAAAATAAGTAGTTGCTACACAACAATCACAATTATTAGTATGCATCCAACAATCAAACGCCGACACATATGTTGGTACTGGTGGTGAAGCTGGGTTGGAGAGAAATGTACAGGAGCATCCCGCAAAACTTAGTGGGTCTGGATTACAAGTCCACGTACACCACTCTTGACAGGCAGCTATACTAGTAAATTGTCCTGGGTATGAACCGTGTCCAGGTGGTATAGGTATACACCCTAACCCCGCTGTATTTGACATTGGTTCACAATTAGAAGAATCATCACAATTAAACGTCACACCTGAAGTATCACAACAATCTAAGGCTCCTGTTGGTGCTGCTATAGCTAAACAATCATTGAATGTAGTTAACGGAAATGTAGGTGCGAATAACCCTGGTGGTACAGTAGGTGGGTAATTAGGATACATAATACTAGCTGTTGATAGTTGTAGTATGGTATCTGTTTGAGTTATCCAATCATATTGGGATACACATCCGGTTTCATCTATTCCTCCTATTATTTCCTCACAAAAACAACTTGCCCCACATTCATTATCACATGTCCCTATATCACCATAACAATTTTGTGATGTCTGAGTGAAGTTTACATCTATTACACATGAGGAGACAATACACCCAGCTGGGGTACACTCAAATGTATCACCGCTGTCACCACAACATGGTCCACAAGGTTCACCACATATAGGAGAAGGTACTGTACCTCCTGCTGTATGGTCACAAGCTAACCAACAATTAGGTGTTCCATCCGTTGCTGGACCATCATCTGGAGTAAAAACAGTGCAATCATAAACAATACCGGTACCAAGAGGGTCTGTTCCCGCTGTACCCACCCCTAACCAAGGACAAGCACAAAGATAACAACAAGGGTTGTCCATTGTACCTGGTGAATTAGGGTCCCAATAAGAAACTATATCACCTTCACCATAAAATAAATTATTATCCCAGTACCCTTTATCTGTAAATACGGGGTTACCTGGGTCTGGTTCTAACCAATTACAAGCACACATACAACTATCAGCATCAGGACAACACTCATACTCGTCTGGTGTAGTATTGGGTATAACACATAGGTCTGTGGTACATTCAATTATATCACAATAAGGTAGTCCATACAGACCTTGTGTCACAATTGTATTCCCAGCAGCATTTGGTCCACCATGAGAACACATCTCAACATTACCAAGTGGTAAAAACCAGTAACATGGATAATATCCTGCTGGGAACATTTGGGTTGTACCTGTTCCAGCTATAAAGTCATCGTCATTACAAGCTGCGTGACAACATCTAGTTGCTTCACAACATTCGCCAGATGTAGCATACCCAGTAAATGGTGGTGGTTGAGAAAACGTTACCCCTAGTTGTGCCATAACATAAGCACTCGGGTATTGTGTGCACCCTTCCGAGGTTGGTGTTCCATCGTCATTAAGAACACAATCCCAACCTACGTCACATTCACAATATTCGTCACATTGTGTGTAAGAGGTAAAGGTTGGTGGAACTCCGAATGGGTCTGGTGGCCAATAAGGACACCCTGGTTGACCATTATTGTTTGGGTCTGCGTACATTGAGCAAGGTGTTTGACTTGTACAATCACAAACTATACAAGTTGTTAAAGCGGTACAGTTTTGGTTACATAAATCTTCGTTAGGTACTGGCCACCCACAACCTAAAGTCCAACACGGAATACATGGTGAATTCATTGTCTCACAACTCCAACCACATTGAGTTATTCCAGCTGGATTAGCTGTTTGACAGGAATATTGGGTTGAGTAACTACCCCCTATTGTAACTTCATAACACCCTTGTTCACAATCATAATTCCACCCTGTATACTCACAACATGTATCTGATATTAAGGGTACCCCGTGATTACATGCCCATTGTGCTGTTGGTAGCCATGGACCATCCTCAAAATATAATTGGTGTATATTCGCTATATACTCTGCTTGACTAAAAGGTGGTGGTATTGGAGAAGGTAATGTATTTATCACATTAGTTATCAAACTCGTATATACTGGTATTCCTGTTAGAAAATCTTCAGCACAGGATATTAGACTACAACATTCTCCAGCCGGACCTGTAGCTGTGGTACATGACCAAGCTGGTGGTTCACACCAATCCATACAATCATCAGGGTTTTGAAAAACTGGTCCAGCATAAGGGTCGGCTGGGTCAAAATTAGTATATTGTGGGTTATTTGTTGTTATTTCTATACATCCATTACAACTATATTGTGTGATATTACCCAGTTCATCCCCACATAACCATCTATCCGGATAACATTCACCGTCATTATAATCATCAATACAGTCACCATAAAATGGGTAACCATTTAATGTAAAAGGTCCTTGTGGTGTTGTTACCGTTAATGCTGAAGAATTTATAAAATCACAACTAGTAGTACTAACACTTGTTAAGTCCTGAGGACATATCCAAGAACCACAACCTATATAGTCCCATTCATTACTATTAGTAAATGCACTTGGGGAACCTAAATTACCTGTTGCTAAAGCTTGGTAACAATTACTATCTAACCCAGTAACATATTGTCCTGTAGTATAACTATTACCGTTCGCGTATACACCACCTAAAAGTGGGACACCCAAAGATATTTCTGGAGCAAGTTGTACTATAGTTGGGTCTTCACATGGTACTGTGGTACCTGGAGGGCATACTAAACAAGACTGGTCACACGCTTCCCAAATATGTTTAGTTGGTAATCCATTATCGTACCAAACTCCTTGATATGTCTCTGTTGGTGGTACGAATGCCCATGGTGATGGTGAACTAGTTTGGTTTATATCTTCAACGGCCATATAACAACAACATTGTCCGTAGTTTTCATCAAAAATTATATCACCACGAACATAATCTACACTGGAACTCCACACACCTTTCTGAAAAGATGGTCCTGACAAGATGCTCATCGGTACTCCAGTTATTCTATCAGTATATTCGTCTTTGGTCTCACAAAAAGCACAATCTTCTAATAAACATTTAAAACAATCGTACGCTCCAAAAGCTAAAGAATTTAACCCACAACTGGTTGCGTTATAGAGGGTTATCCCATTAGAAAAGTCATATAATTCTACTGTCGCAGCGTTATTCACACCAGAACTAATAGTATATGCTGTATAACCGTTAGTCGCTTGTGTTATTTGACCAATCATAGCTGGTACTATTTCATCCGTTACTGGGTTGACTACATCAGAACCTAACTCTGTTGGTACGAGTTCAAAATATCCAGGAGGTAAGAAAGGACTCCCTGATGGTGTTGAGGAATATGTTTGGAATAGACTTAGCATACTTTCTGTTACACCTGAAACATCGAAGCATGCAGTTGGACTTAACGCACTGTACTGCATGATATCGGTACCAGAATCCCATGGTGTTCCTGGTGATATCTCATGGAACCCACTTGAAATTTGTGTTCCTAGGTGGTTATAGATTGGATATTCTTGTGGTGGAATTCCCACAACCGGACCTAGTGCTTTTAATTGTGGGTAAGACATAAATGGAACCCAAATAGTTTGACTTACTGACATAGGACCCCAGGGTGTTTCTTGTGTTATGGTAATTTTTTTCTGCATGGGTGTAGTATTGGTATACGTATGTGCAGTACTTAAATTAGGGTATTGTAGTATAGCTTGTTGAGCGCCCCCAAAACTAATAGTATATGGGGATTCTTGTAGTGACTTGTAGTAAGAAAAATCTGTAGTGTTATATACCCGTATTTTCATAGGGTTATTGGTGTCTGCGGTAACTATAAAATTACTAAATATTTCTTTTTGACTTATGTTTCCGTCCCAAATAGAATAATGACCTATATCATTAAAATCTTGGGTTAGTTTTAATGTTATTTGACTTAAATTTTCCTCTAGTGGGTCGACACAAAAGCAACCTCCCACATTTTGAGTAAAGGTGTATTGGTTTGCGTTGGTTAGGTCTTTAAGATGGATTAGTTCGTCATAACTCCCGTTTTGTATGAATGTACCACTAAATATTGCTTTAAGTCCCATAAACTTAACATACCCGAACTGACCTATATTTGTGCATTGAGCTAGATTTGTGGATGTAAACTGGTCATTAAGTAACACACAAGGGTTAGATATGGAACACCCCCTTAACTCTTCTGGAAATGTGGTCACATCCCCACTCAAACTTAATTGTACCTGACTAGTTGTGGAATTGTACATAGTAACTCCCGAACAGTTAGTACTGTAATTTATAGGCCAGTAGTCGGTGCCTCCCGAACAGGGGATACTCCAATAACTGGGTGCATTTTTTCTTGTTATTCTAAACTTTTGTACTTCCATATATTAAGGGTTTATATATTCATAAAATCTTATAGGGTAACTGGTTGGCGGGTTGTCTTCCCTACCAACTATCTGACCTAAGACTCCGGTATTATAATTATTAATGTTAAAGGTTCTAACCTCATAATAATATTTAGGTCCTACTAACGCAGGATTTATATTAAGTTTAACTTGATAATAAAACCAATTCCTAAAATCGTATGCTTCTGGTAATGGGGTTGGTGGGCTTTCATTTATCATTTTTATTACTTTACCAGTTTTAGCGTTAAAAAATTTACAAGACATATAAAAAGTATCCATATCGTATATATCTCTTTTTTTCAACCATTGTATGTAATAGTTTTCATTTATCCCTTTATTTGGGCCTAAAATCATTGTAGGACTGTAAACACCATATACTGGTGGGATTATACCTTGTGCAATTTGGCTATAGTATTCATATGGGTCTTCCTCTGGTATTACTTGTCTTTCTACCTTTATACAATTATTTAAAGGCATAATAACAGAAAACATTAATTTCTGTTCTTCCCTTACTGGGGAATCGTAATAATCAAGTTTAAAAAAGCTTTTATTAACAGCACTACTCTTTTTTGCTAACTCTTTTTGTGTATACCCCAATAAAGTAAAGTCATCATTATAGGTTTGGGAATTATAGTCACGGAACTGGAATTTGTAATATATTTTATTGTCGGGTGGAAAAAGGTGTGAATATCTGGTTGTTTCATAATCTATAATTGGATTTATATTATCCTGTAATTCCACTTCATCGTATATCTCTAAAAGTTGCTCTCTTCCTACTTCATCAAAATTTTGACTTATAGGAATGGTAATATTCTTATCACCTAAAGAAGCTTTTATCTGTATTCTATTGACAGTCATCTACGTAATCGTTTATTATAGTTATTCCAGAATATAGAGTTCCGTCTGGATAGGAAAATATAGGCTCTATATTAAAATTTAAATCTAGATGTGGGTAGTGTGCATCATTTAAATATGGATAATCAACACCATGAACTTCGTCTTCGTAATACCCTATAGGTAAAATAGCTCTCCACCTAAACACACTTTCTGATAAAGAATATGTTGCATATTGAGGTGATGTAAATAGTGTATCGTTAGAACTTATACTGGTAGAAAATTTTCTAATAGGTATTCTATGGTGTGGTTCATACCTGTATATAGACTTTATAAAATCATTAGGTGTGTCGGGTTGTCGCATAACGTCCTTATTAAATTTAAGTGAGTGTCCTATTTCTGAAATTATAGTTTCTTTTAATTCGTATGGGTTATATTCTACAAACGCTCCTCTAAATGTTGTACCACTAGGTGGTAAGCTTACTGCGTTATTTGCAGTTTGTGTTAAATTTACCCAATTAGTATTATTATCTATAAATGGGTCTACATACCCATTTTTTCTAAAATTCCAATCCCACCCGTACCCAGCTGGGGATTGGTGGCTCTGATAATTCCACATTAGATTTTTATTACTAGGTAGTATAGTTAGATATAAGTCCCCTATTGGTCTATTTAAATTATCAAAATAGTCGGTCCTATCAATATCTAAATTAACATTCCATAAATAAGATTTAAATTCTTCTGTTATTACTGTTTTTTCCCCGTACCCTGGTGGTGTCTTTTTTTGTTTAAAGACTCTTCCTTTCCTATTAAATATCCCAGACTCAAACCCTGTCCTATCTAAAGAATAATCATTAGGGTTTGTTATTAATTTATGTTTATGGGTATAATAGTTAGATGTAAACTCTATAGGGTTCCCTAAATTTATCATCCTTTTAAAGGTACCTACTGGGTTTGGTGGGAGTGTAGAACTATCTAAACTCCTTAGGTATATGTTTATTATGTATTTTTCAGTGCCGGCAATTTCACTACCTAGGGAATCTACCCTAAAAGTGTTTTGTATGGATGTGTAGGTAGCACCTTGTAAATCATATGATGTTGTTAAATATGTTGTTAGGTTTGTTGCGTTTGGGAAAGTACTTAATGTGGTCCCACTCTGTAATACAATATACTCACCAACTTCTAAACCATGTGGTACTGGACTTGTAAATTGTGCAGCGTCTCTACCATCAATACTTATGATTTCTAGTTGGAATGGGATTCCATCTCCAGCTACAAAATTTAAGCCTTCTAGGTTGTTGGTGTCTGGATTAAAATAGAAAGTCATAGATTCATTTTCTTCTGAACCATGTATGTAGGATATGTAAGTTAACCAATTGTCTTGATATGCGGTTAAGGAATTATATACACTAGTGTTGGATGACCCATAATTCTTTTGGGGAATAAAGTTAAATGTGTCAGCTGGTGGTAACCCTGTGCAGGGTCCCCCATTGGGACATCCTAAATAAGCAGGTAAAAAAAACATGCTATTTAAAAATTCACTATCATCAGTATCCCCACTTATAACATTATTATACAAAATAGAAACATTGCCATACATCCTATATATATCACAACTTTCTCTCTCTAGTTCAAATTGGGTTTGTAAGTTTAGTACTAGATTTCTATCACCTTCTATCATATTTCTTACATCAGATGATAGAAATGGTTGTAACCCTACATTTTTATCTTGTGCTCCAGCAAACCTGGAACTACCCTTAACAATTCTTATATTTTTTCTATTACTCATTATATTACACCATCCGCTAATTCTTCATCTATATATTTTCTTACAAATATATTAAACGATGTATTCCCAGGTCTTAAACCAAAATAAAAGAATAAGGGTTGTGAGAAAACCATTTGTTTATCACTCATACTGGTCATTACTGGATAGGAATTGGGGTGGGTAAACCCTAATTCTTGACCTAAATCGTTTTGGAAAAACCCAGCACTTTGTATATACCCACCCGCGCCTGGACCTCCTGATGGCCATGAAAGATTTGGTACGTGAATGTCACTTTGAAAACTGTAAAATAGTGATGGTACTGTTGACATACCAGGGGCATTCATTGAGTGTCTATGTACGTACTCACCTTTAGTGTACATCCAATCGTTAAAATCACTACCAAAGCCAGGGGCTAGTGGATTAGCGTTATTACTAGAGGTTTCCCAAGCATAAAATGGTACTCGTTGTGTGGCCGCTGACAACTCTAAGGTAAGACATTCTATTAGATTTTCTGCGTCCATTATAGTTTCTGTTTGGCCTGTAAATAAAAGTGGTTCCCACTGAATTGGGTAATATTTATTACAGGATGCGTTTACTGCGTGGTCTACCCAAGTGGTTATATCAAAATTAGGTTCTGGGTATTCTAAACCACCTAACGCATCAGTATCATCATTTGGTAGCATGGTGTTATTATCATAGTCACATTTACACTGTGTATTACCTAAATTAGCTTCGTACCCATAGACCCCCAACATACAATTTTGCATTAATGCTTGTCCAACATCACCACCAACAGACATTTCTGGTCTTGGGTAAAAGGTACTGATTGAGCTACTATCGTTTAGTAATTTTACGTTATATATGTCCATAACTAGGTCTGTTATGTCTTGGAATGTGGTACTCCCTATTTGGTCGGTAACTGAACAGTCTTCGGCAAAGTTAGTATCTAAACATATTTGTTGTATACATTGATTTCTAGAACCCATGTCAACCATAGTTGTTGGAAATAGTATGTGTCGGTCCATGTCTCCATCTGCATGATTGTTGGATGACCCGTTACCATTAAACGACCACCATGGTGAATATACACCATCTGTATCACCAATAAACTGTCCGTCGGTTTTTGAAGGTCCTATAGTCCTAAAAGGTGTAGACCTATAAAAGAAAGTATTATCGTCTGGATGTAGGTATGTTAATTTTTTACACCACCTTGATTTTGTAGCGTATGTACCTTCTGGGTATGCTGGGTTAGACTCATCAAATTCCAACTTAGCATTAAACTGAAACATATATAAAAATCCACTTACCCAATTATTTTCCCAATAGTAATTCATAACACCATTACAAAGTGCTGACGCCATTTTTTCCCTTCTAGCCCATTGACGAAAAACAACCATATTTAAATTTTCAAATAGACAAGCTGGGTTAAAACATATAACCTTAATATAACATCCACCACCAGCAATACCAGCTGTTCCATCTGTTTCTGGTTGTGGTGCACATTGTCCGTCATAATACACAGCTGAATTATAACCATAGTTGTCATTACAACACACATAAGTATCGTCGGTAGGTTCACAACAATCATGTTGGAAGTTTCCACCAATTGTAGTGTTTAGTGAACCGTTTCCTACTGGACATGGTGAACCATTATTTGTACCCCCAGTTGTTGGTGGGTCTCCAGGACATGGGAAATTATTAGCTAGGTCAATCATTTGTGCGTTAGTGTTAGGTCTACACAAACATTTTTCACATTCTGGATACTTGGTTTGTCTAAGTTTAAATAAAATGAATCCTAGTGGGATACCAAAATACTCACATTTTTCTCCACAACCAAAACCTGTTAAATTAATTTGACTACATAATTTAGGTGGTGTTGGTATATAGTTTGACATATTTATGATTGTAACACCCCAAAGACTAATATTTATATCCCAAATAGCACACCACATTTTACATATAGCCCAAATGATAATTAATACCGGTGCCAGCATTGTACCAATTAGTACGGCTAGTATACTTACCACTAAATCTATAATCATAAAAAGCATACCTAAAAAACCTATTATAAAAGTATTTAAGAAAATAATAAATTTAACTTGTCTTACAGCACTATTTATGGGGAAAAACATAGCTGAAGTGGAGCATTGTTGTTCTTGTTCAGGCAATATATTTTTTATCCCAATAAATTGTCTTCTACCACCATGTTTTACATGGTCATGAAATTGGGAAAATGTATACACACGATTAAATGTCATTTCATAAAAATAGTCATCCGCTCCTGGTAATAAATTTCTTTGTGCCCAAGGATGGTAGTCTGCATAATCAGTAGAGAAAGCGTACGACCTTCTATCTATACCTGGCCAATCACCGTCATTATTGTCTTGGGTTGTAAACTCGTGTATATTTGGTACCAAGTAGGAACCTACCCGTCTAAATCTTGCACCACCAGTTGCTTTTTCTGGTCTAACCCTAAACCTATATCTTGCTCTTGTTGGTACACCAACATCTGGGTCACCAGATTTAACTAGGTCTCCAAATTCATCTGTAATTAAATGGTCTAAATTCATTGGCATATGAACAAGAAAAGCTCCATAACTATCTATAACTCTACCACCATTAGATAGGTAGTATCTTTCTAGTATTGGTACTGTTCCACCTATTGGGTTTGCGTAATCCCAACTTGATGTGCCGGCGTCCCAAGCTGGAAAAGCGTTTGGGTTTTCTTCAAGGAATGGGGTATATCTAATAGCATCAATCATTCCTGGTTTGGTTATTAAACTACACAATTCCCCCATACTAGCTCTTGGTCTACAGTTCATATTAACCGAATCCTTGTCTGTATCTTGACCCACACTACCCATAAACACAGCGTTAGGTTGTAATTTAAATCCTGAGTTACCTAAATCAAAGTCTACCCTTGTAATTGAGGCTCTACAAAATTCTTCGTCACCCCAAAAAGGTCTAACATCTATAGCTTTTTGTTGATTTATAAGTTGGGGTAAAGCATCTATGGAATCATTTGTTTTAAATTTTGCTCCATCAAACTCACTAGGTGAATACCCCATATTCTTAAAGTCTTCTGGTAATAGAGAAAAACAACCAATATCACTTAAATCAATATCCATAACTACTGATTGTTGTCCGATGGGGACACCATATATCATGAAATCACCAGCTTCATTTGTTTTAGCGGTAAATTTATAGTATTTGTTAAATACGTATTCCACATCTTGGTCCGCAAGTATTCTTGGTAGAGATGGGAAACTTCCTATTGGTACGTGGCAATTAAAGTTAGGGTCTGAGCTTAATAAATTATATCTTTTACCATCATCATTTAAATCCCAAACTTCTTTGTATGGGTAGATTGCCCTTATAACTGGGTTATCTTCATCTATATCATCTAATGGTATGAATATAGATACTTTTGCGTTTGGTACTCCGTACCCACCGTTAGTTATGACTCTACCAACAACAACACCAAAATCCGCACACATTCGTGTATAAACTTCTTGTTGTGTTAGGGATAGACTTAGTATCTCTAATAAATCAAAATCTTGTTTTAATTCAAAAGTTACTTTCTTATCTTTACCTACTTGAGTTCTTACTCTAAACGATGACTGAGACATATCTATTTTTTACTGATTATTCTTTTAAATTTAAAGTTAAAAGTGTTATGGCATATATGAAATAAATAGTTCTTCTACCAAAAGTAAAAGTAACGTTGGTTACTAAAATAGTAAAGTTTAGGTGTAAATAGGTTTAGTTGGTTTTTTAACTCTAATAACTATATCTTTCTGTGGCATTCTTATTTGTAGTATCTCATCAGGTTGTGCGAATACTGTGTCGTCTATAAGACCAATCTCTCTAGTAGAAGGGTTAATGTATGGTTGTGATGTTACTGATTCAGAATATCCATCACCCACTTTATTATAGACTTTTAGGTCTACTACAGTTATTATCCCGATTTGTTTTTGGATGTTACCTCTCAGTGCACTAACAGATAAGTCCTTACCCATTTCCATTTTATCAACAGAAAAATAATCACTTATTTTTGTTATTACGTTAGCAACAACTTCTCCTGGATTTATAGAACTTTCTACAATAAGGGAAGTTTCTACGGACAAATCTATAACATTTGCAGAACCAACAACTATATAATCATTCATCATCCTATAATTAGATAAATAATTAGCGATATTATCTTTAAGTGTTTTACTAACAAAACTTGTTAATTTACCATCTGGGGTATAAGATAATATATCTAAATTTACTTTATTTTCTATTTCTTGTACACCCACTTTCGCGGCGGCTCCAAATGTCGCTGGCATCGTTCTTAACTCTGATATATAATCTTGTATGGTAACCGCTCTATTTTGTGCCGCAAAATTATATGATATATAATTTCGTATTTCTTCTGTTGTCATTGGGTTTGCTCCCCCTATAGCTGCGGTAGTGTTGGTTACCGCCAAACTTTGTTTTACCGACTCGTTTATCGTTTGGCTAGGACCTACAACCACAAAGTCTACAGTACCTAAATTAGTTATAGCTCCCGCTCCAATATTTGATGATTGACCTCCACCTACTCTATATTGTATAAATAAGGTGGTGTTACCTTTAACCATAGTCCCTAAAGATATATTATTCATAAATTTAGACATATCTAGTTTAATACCTTTAGATGAAAAATCGTCTAGTAAACTTTGGGATGTGTTGTTCCCACTACCAAAGGTTAGGTGAAAAAATCCTTCTGGGGTAAACTCGGTTATAAATCTTTGGTCTGCTGTGATGTATTTCCCCACTTTAATTCCTGGTTTATCTGATGGGGAAGATGGGTCTTCCACAAAAACTTCATTTTGTGCTAACGCATCTACTTCATACCATCTATCACTTACTGGAGAATTAAAATCTAGGTTAGTTGGTAGTGTTTGGTACCCTAATCCTGGTTTTTGTATTACTGAAGTAACACCTATTACATTTTTTTCTGGTAAAAATAACTTATAGAAAGGTTTGTTTAGTGAGTCAGTAATTTCTTTCTTAAATATTCTAGTAATCCCATTAACCACAACTTCTTTTTTAATTATAGTATAATTTTGTATTATACCATTACCACTTCTGTTTGGTATCTTAGTTTGGTTTGGTATTCCTTCTGCACTATATTGTGAAGAGAAGTCACAATCATCAATTAATTCGAATATTTGTCCTCCGCCCCTAAATTGTGAACCTTTCCTTAATAAACCCAAATACCTAAAATCTTCTTTATCACCCAATACTGGAACCACTATAGATATTTCACAAACACTTACTGAAGGTCTATTTCCTGGTATTTTTAATGCGTAAGTTCTAGCTAAATTATATAAAGAACTTCTTTCTTGTGCGAATTGTAGTACTGTTTCTTGGAACGTTCTGTCTATTTGGAAATTTAGATTATCTGCTACTGCTGCGTTCAAATCTAAAAATACTGAATATATTGAAGCGTCATTAGCATTTTTTATTAAGTCTGGGTAGTAAGTGTTAGTTAACCTTAATAATTCATTCCTAATCCCTAGAAAATCCCTTTCTGTGTACGCTATTTTTTTATCTGCCATATTATAAATTTATTATTACAAAATCTTTAGTCCTAAAAACCCCATCACCAGCACTATAATCTATTCTAACTCGAATTGCGTACTCACTCTCTGATTCACCTATAAAATTAAAACTATTTATGTCTGTTATAGGGTCAGTTGTCTCCTCTTCTTCTAACCTGACGTCATCAGCTGTTTTAACCTCAACATTATTTACCACTAAATTAGGTATGTATTTACTTACCGCTTCTCTAATTTCACTGTCTATAGCTATTTTAGTTGTTGTATCCATTTGTTCAAAAACATACTTAACCAAGTTAGTACCAAAATCTGGTAAAAAGTACCGTGACCCTTTTACCGTCAATATAAGGTGTATTAAATTAGACCTAACTTCACTATCAGTAGTTTTGTTTAACCCTAGGAAAAATCCTTGGTCACTATCATTAAATGGAAATTTTATACCGTATCTTTGGTTAGGCATTCTTTTTTATAATAAATACTTGGAAATTTAGTTTGTGTTTTTATTATCTTTTTTGTATCTGGGCCAAAAAGGACAGTGTTTACACCCACTACCACAACAACTCCCTCTTTTTTTATGATACTCTTCTGTCATTACCATATTACCACCATCCCAATAAAAGTCTTGGGGTTGTAATTTAGGTTTAATAAATTCTTTATAGTGTAGTTCACTAATCCAATCGTCTCTTCTCGTCATTTTCTATTTCTTTTATTTCTTCATTATGTCCACAGTGGGGACATATTATTAAAATAGGTACCTTTTTTTCATTTTCTGGTACATTATTAGAAATTAAATGGTGGTCAGCAATTGACCACCATTTTTCACATGCACCACAATTAAAATGGTACAACACTTCTTTACTAACTTTATGCTTCATTTAATTCGTCAACTTTTTTTTTCTCAATACTTTCTAAATCAACATCTATTTCACAGGTTCCACCAGCACAAGCTAATTCACCAGATAAATTTGTATTGTCTTCTATTTCTATAACTTTTGATAAATCCACATCTTTAAGTGTTTCTAACATTCTTTCATAGGTATCTTCGTCTATATCTTCAAATGGAGCTTGTATATATGTCCCACCATTATAAGGTAATACTGATAATCCATTATAGTATTTTCTATTTTCCCACATCCATTCACCTGCTGCATCCCATTCATGGTCTCTTAAAGAAATGGTTGCTGATACATTATGGGTGTTTGAACCTTTTCTATGTCCAGCTTTAACCCACTCTTGTGCTACTTTTTTAACTCTTTCAAGTAGTTGGAATGGTGATTCGGTTCTCATTATAGAACCTTCAGGTGCCTTTTGTGGTATACCTATTACTGCGGTATCATGAGGCCTGAAATATTCATCTTCGACTAATTCTGGGTGGTGGATAACTAAATGGTGGTATATAGATTCATTCTTACCAACTCTAATTCTTCTAATGTAATAATCGTTATGCCACGCATGAATACCTGATGAAGTTCCTAATGTCAATGATGTTGTTCCTGCAGGTTTAACTGTGGTACATCTTGCTGATTGGTTTATCCCAATTAGTTTAGACACTCTAGTATTTTCTCTCTTTACCAAACTTGCTGACTTTGACATATCATAGTCTAACACTTTACCAGAACCAATACCTGTCATTGACACACCAATTAAAGCATCTTTCTCTGTAGTCTCTTGCCATATTTCTCTTAGATAGTGGAAATTAGTGTATCCAGCCTGAAGTGTACCTATAAACGCTGCTACTTTTACTCTTGTATTTAAGTCTTCTTGTGATTCTATATTAGATACATTTACCTCACATAAGTTACAGAATTGGTTTGGTCTTAGTGCAATTTCACAACATGGATTTGTTCCCCAATCTTTATCGTTGTTGAAATAAATTCCTGGTTCACCTGCTCCAGATAATTCTACTCTTTTCCACAAATCCATAAAAAACTCTTTGGTGATTTTATGTCTCATTAGACACGCTGAGTTGTTCGCTCTACCACGTTGGGAATTTAGTTCCCACCAATTACCTGTTTTACATGAAATCATTTGTTCATCATCAGCAGAAAACAAACTAATTAGTGCTGCTCTTCTGATACCTCCAGCGAGTACAGCGTCTGCAATATAACAGACAATATCATGCACTTCTAGTGTTGTCAGTTGGTCTCCATTTTCTTTTTCGTCTAATATTCCTTTAATTTTTACTAAACACTCTTTTAATGGTTGTGGACCCGGAGCTTTTCCCCCTGAGGTCACAAGTCTCGCACCTTTTGCTCTAATATCTGAAAAATCAAATTCAATACTCGACCCACCACCATTCATATAGGACTTCATAAGAACTTTAATTGAGTCTGCCCATCCTTCGATTGAGTCCCCGATTAGAAATCTTTTTTTTCTTTTCGAGTATGGTTTTTGGATTACTGGTAGTTTTTCAACATGGTGTTTTTGAACGGAGTAACCCACACCTGTACCCCCCAATAGTAGGAACATTGTTTCACTAAAAGAATCAACAGCTTCAATTGGTAGGTATGCACAATTATAAATTCTATTTGGGCTTATTTCAATTGGTTTACCACCGAATTGCATTGACCTCATTGATGGTAAAACTTTTTTATCGTACACAAATTCATATTTTTCATTTATTTCATCCGTTAATTCTGGATATTTTTTAATATGCATATTTTTATTACGTGTTACTAATTCTTCCCATGTCTCTCTTCTGTTTAATTCTGGTAAGTATTTTGCATACTTCATATAAACTGTAATATCCGAAAGGATTCTATTTGATACCTCCATATTTTATTTTTTATTAATTATTTTTATTTATTACTTGTTGTCTTCTCTGTAGTGCTTGAGTGACCCTTTCTCTGTTTCTTTGTGTTTTTTCTTCCTCGAAACCTAAGAATGTTTGTGTAGTTTCGGTATCGATTTCTAAAGTACCATTATCAAACTTACAGTTTTCAAATATGACCCCATCTCTACCTAATCGGGATTTTACTATAGCTATTGTAGCTAACCCCATCTCTTTTTGTTGTAATGTTTTTGCGACTGATATAATTACATGACCTACTTGAGCTTTTTTAATTGACCCACCCATCATATCAGTCGTTACGACCTCAGAACTTATAGAGGTTCTATTACCTTGTGTAGCTGTCCACCCCGCTAAGTTAAGTTCGTGACACATACCTTCAAATTTTCTCATAACAGAACCTTCACCTTTCCATTCATCATTAAAAGCTCTGTCTGGTAATATACAATCAATATAATCAATTAAAATCATATCTAATTTAACTCCATCCGCTTCAATTTTTCTTACTTGATTTTTAATCTGTAGTATAGTCATTTCATCTGATGGTAATTTTTTAAGTATTAGTCTACCACCAGTTTTTTTCATTTCGTCAGCTTTTTCTAAAACTGTTTCTTTATGGTCACTTAGTTCGTCGTTGACTATTCCGGTCCAACAAGTAAAATGTTTTCTCTGTATAATTTTTGGGTTATCTTCAAAAAATATTTGTAGTACATTGTACCCCATATTAAAAGCTGTATTAGCAAATCTTGTTAACATTGTTGTTTTACCTACACCAGTAGGGGCTAATACAACACCAATCTCACCTTTAGCTAAACCACCATTTAGAATGTTATCTAAACCATCCACCCCTGTAGGTAGTGGGTGTCTATAGTCTTCATCTAGTAATTTATCCAATTCTGTAAAAATTTCAAAACTTCCATTATCACCGTCACCTATTATGATAGCTTTTCTAATGTATTCTTCGCATTTATCATAACTTTCGAAATCACCTTTCTCCATTATACTTTCTACTTTACGAATAGCTTTTTTAAGTTCTTGTTGTTTACAAAATTTAATAGACTTTTCTTTAACGAATAAATGGTCTTCAAAAGAAGCTTCTTTAATCTCTTTTAACATATCAAATATGTTTTTTCTTGCCATTTCAGAAGAAATTTCTATCCTAGTTAGTTGGTCTAACGCATCAAATGATGGTGAGGTTTCGTATTTCTCATAATATTCTTTAATTAATTGCATAATTAATTTAAAGTATTGGTTATCAAAATATTTAGCTAAAATAGCGTCTATTATAGACCTGAAGAAGTTATTATCAGTTATTATTAAATTTACTAGTTTGAGTTGAAAGTTATACCCTAGATAACCAAAATTTTTATTGTCATTCATATATTAATTTCTTTATTAATAAATACCTTATTAATTATTAATTAAACTATAATCTTGGTAGTATGTTGTAACTTTCTTATCCGATAGTAAGTTGGTTAGTTCTCCCAATATGGTTGTCATTTTTGGTCTTATGTCCACCGTAAATCTAACCTTAGGGGGGTATACTTTAGCTAGAAAAATTCTAGTGTAGACCACTTGGTTACCTTTTTTAATTGTTAGAGCGAAGTAATCTTCTTCTGTGTTGGTGTCTATATTATTATTTCTATAGTTACTGTCTAGTAAAAATAACGTTTTACGTTTTAATTCCTCTTCTAACTCATCTTTTAGATTTGTAATATAGTAGTGTAGGTCTAGTGAGTGCGCAGCTGAGTAATTGAAGTCTCTAACTGTGAAATATCTTTGACATACTATATTCTTTCCTAATGTTAGTACAAATTCACATTTTTGTATATTTTCTGTTTTTTGTTTCATTTTATTCATTTATTTTATTTTTATAAAAATCTTTTTCTATTCTTGTTAATCTTAAAAATGGCCTTACAAAATCTACCCAAGCATCATCTTTCTTAGGTAAAATATTAAGAATTCCATCTGACATCATCAAGCCTAGAGCGTTTTTCCAGTGTCTTCCTGTTGGGTCTATGGCTTCTTTTGATAATCCTTTTATTCCTTCTATAGCTTCTTCTGTTAAAAATTGTTCACCAATACCTATAATAGTGTGGTTGATGTATAATATGTTTTGTTGTTGTTTGTTTTGTGTTATACCATTTATGATATTTTTTTCTTTTTGTGTGGGTTTGTCTTTTTCGTTGATTGTGTCTATGACTTGTTTTAGTGTAACTTTTCCTTCTAGTATTTCCGGTTTTATTTTTATTAACGATTTTACCCCTACCATTTTTATACCGTATATATTATCCGAAGAGTCACCACAAATAGTTTTAACCAACCTTACATTGTTGTGAGGTATATTTATGCCGTTTAATGGTACCATATCCCCATATTTAAATAACTTATTTAATGAAATTATGTATAACGACACTGTTGGGGATATGAGTTGTAATAGGTCTCTATCCGAGGTAAGAATAATAATTTCCTCATCTTTAGATTTGTCACAATAATAACCTATACAATCATCTGCTTCACATAAATCAAACGTAGAATGTCTAACGTAAAGTTCTTCTAGATATTCTTGTACACGTAATTTTTGTCTAGAGTAGGATTGTAGGTCATCTTCCGATTTCTTTTTTAATCTTCTATTTAATTTATAATCTGGGTATAATTTAAGACGTGGGTGTGTATTTTCTTTACCATCCCAAAACACAACAACCTTTGTTATGAGATAACTATCAATGTGTTTTCTTAGGTTGTTTAAAAAATGATACAGACCACCTATGTGGTCTGCACCATTATACATATTTTTTATACCATGAAAACCCGTACTTAATAAAGAATTTCCGTCAACTAATAATGTTCTTGTCAAAACACACTTTTAAAAGGTTAAACAATTTTTTTTACTTTACTACTTCTAATAACTCAATTTCAAAATTTAAATCTTCACCAGCTAGTGGGTGATTCATATTTAAATTGATGTCCTCTTCATTAATTTTAACTATCTGTCCTTGTACTGGTCTATCTTCTGCATCCTTACCTTGTACAAACCCTTCTAGTTGGAAATCCATGTCTTGTGGGAAGTCACTCTTAGGTACTGTTATTACAGCTTCTTCCATATACTTACCGTAAGCTTTTTCTGATTTTATTTCTACATTAACTTTTTCACCAACATTTAATTTTTTTACCGCATCATTAAACCCCATAAGTAAGTTTCCGTCATCAATAACAAATTCTAACCCACTTTCTCCTCTATCTCTAGAGTCATCAAATTTGGTACCGTCTCCTAAAGTGCCTACATAATGTACTTTTACTTTGTCTCCTGTTTTTAATTTAGTCATTTTCTTTTTCTATTTTTAAGTCGAAATCGCCACCGGACCCCAATTGGTTAGTCCAAAATGTAGCATATTCTTGTTTATATTTTTCAATTGATTTTTTTTCTTCTACCGCTTCTCTTCCAGAAACAAACCCATGTGGAGTTATTAAAATTTTACCATCCTCATAACCCAAACCATTTACGTGATTTTTCATAATGGTTATTTTTGTCCTGGTGGCAAATTTTACTTTTCTTTTATCTCTAACAGCAGAAATATTTGTTGTCCCCGCATTTTTTTGGTTTCCAAACCTAAAAACTAAAGTGGAGTTTAACCACAAAGATTCTCCTCCTTTTGCCTTAATTTTTGGTTGTCCAAATGGGTTGTCTGGTAGTTCTACCCATGGTTGATTTACTACTACTAGTGTATTTGTGTATTTAGAATCCTGTCTTCTTGATTTACCTATTCTTTGATTTAGTCCCATACCTATTTTATCAGCTAAGGTAGCTGCGTTATGCATTTTACCACCTTTACCATCAAATGTCATTTTACATGGTACTGAACCAACAGAATCCCACAAAAATAATAAATCGTATTCTAATTCTCCCTTATCTTGAGCATCTAACAACTCGTTTACGTAGTCAGTAATTTGTTCTATGTACTGAAAATCGTTATTAAATAGGAAGAATCCGTCCCAGTCTACTTCACCGGTAGTTTTATCTACAACTTCTTCACAATCAAAACCCAAAAGTTTAGCGTGTTCAAATCCCCATTTTTGTTCGGTAATGATTAATACTGGTAAAATACCTTTGCTTTGTGCATCAACAGCTGATTTTATTAAAGCTGTAGTTTTACCGGTATCTGAATGACCAAGAAACATTTGTAGATGTCCCATTGCTGGTCCTGGTAGTCCGGTAGCATCAAGAAAAGCTTTCCCTAAATCAAAAAATCTTTCTGGTTTAAAGTTAGCTTTCTTTGAAAACTTGTTTTTCAGTTCTGAAAATGTTCTTTTTTTCAATGCCATAGTCCTTAATTAAAATGGTAAATCTTCGGATTGTGGGTCATTTGCTTGTGGGTCAGTGCTACCTAAAACTGTTGTGTCTGTAGTATTTTTTACCGCGTTAGGGTCATCATAAACATATTTTTTAAGTTCTGAATCCCATACTGGGTCCAATCCTTTAGAAACAGCTTCTAAATATTCTACTGGTTTTTGTGAATAAACATCTCTCCAAGTTCTTTCATCTTCTGTCCATTCTTTTGCTTTAGCTGGGTCTGCCGATAGTGTTCCTGGGTCTTCATACATAACAGAAGATACTGTTGTGTATTCTCCTCTACCACCTGGTAAAGGTACTGCTTGTAGAATTAAAATTAAATCTCTACCTTCATTAACATCAGTAACGTCTCCTTTATTTCTCCAAATAGGGATAATCTTATCTATTGGTCCGTCGCCTTTCCAATTGTGTTTAAATCTCCAAAATTTTACACCATCTTCTTCATTATCTCTATCAACAACTTTCACAATATAAAATTTTTGTGAACGATAAGAACGTGCTAATTCTTTTGATTGTGCATCACCAGCTAATCTTAAAGCTTCTTCAACTTCATTTAATGGACTTCTTTCACCGGATGGTTTTCCAGTTTCATCTTTTCCTGGGTCATAAAGTTTGGTCCATCTACCTTGTACTTGTATATTATGAAAAAATACTTCTTTAAATGGTGACGTACCATCTGGTGTCGGTACGATTCTAATTCTTTTTTCTCCTTGTTTTGTTCCTTTTGGTAACATGATGGAAAGATATTGTTTCATTCTTTCTTCTGATGTCATTTGTGGTTTTGTGGAACTACCACTAACTTTGTTCTTTTCGTATTGGGCTAATACAGCGTCTAAACTATTACTCATAAATTTTTTTTTTAAATATTATTAATTAATAAACATATGGATAAATATAAGAATATACTTTTGGGATGTCAAACTAAATTGGGGTTTAATTTACTTTTCTTCTTCGTCGGTAAAACTATCTGATATCTCAGCGTCACTAAAATTCTCTACATCATCTTTAGTTAAAATATATTGTTTTTTACCTGTTTTGTCAAAAACCTCTTCTTTAT